AACATCATTCATTATAGTATTAAGTCTATCATACTGCTCGGCGGGGTCTTGGATATGCTCTATGGCTGATTGGTCTATCGTAATATATTGCTTAGTCATGCTGTCTTCAAGAGAAACCCTGTTGTTAAGGGAATTATACTTCATGCGTATAGCCTGCTTCAATGCCGAGAATCGGGAAGCACCCCATATACCGTAAGTGCTTCGTCCCTTGTTGTCTACGAACCAATTACTTCTGTAATCAACCTTGAAGTGTAATACCTCATCTGCGCTAATAACCTTCTCAAAATTTGAAGCCTCGCGTAGTATGTATGATACAGGCTTAATAATAGGATTCTCCTTAGATGCCACGAAATACGTACCCGGCCCCCCGCGCTCATCTACAATGTTTACTTGGGCTACGGGTAGGCTTTGTAGTGCAGTAATACCCACACCCGCCTTTCCTACTACCTTGTTAATGTCATTACCGTATACCATTAGATTTCTCATGGCCGTGATTACAATATCGTCAAAGTCAATTGTGTCTTCTACTAATTCCCTTACGGCATTGCGAATCTTTGCGTTCTTGGCCTTCTCATACTGTATCTCGTAATTGTTAGCAGTTAGACTGACTGCACGCACCGCCCCGTTCAATTCGGGGTCTAGTTTGAGCATAAGGTCATACATATCAAACTCGTTATCGTAATTACTATCCTTGTTTAGTTTCTCGGTATCTCTCACTATATCGGGAATACCTGCCGCTACCTTGAAAGTCTTGTTTGTAGCAACGTGTTTGGCCTCTATTGTCTCTTCTACTCCCTTTCTGAGCATTCTATCCCACAGACTCCGTTCCGCCATGATTTATCAAGGTCTAAAGTGTGCTTTAATCATTGGCTTTCATTCTTTTTCCTTTTTTTCCACTTTTTAGAAGAAATAAAACGTTATACTACGCTACTTTTGTCTTTTTTCTCAATTCTTTCATAGAGGTTTAAGAAGAATAAAGAGAAGAACCCTAACAATACCTTTGACGAAATTAAATAAATAAAAAAAGTGCTATACTGCAAGCCTGTATTTTCTTCACAGAATACCAAATTAACAAAAAGAATTGGACAATGGTAATGATTAAAAGGCAATACCGCACACAATTGAACATGGGACAGGGTGACAAGTCTACCTCCACCAAGCATTACACGGGTGGGAATGAATTAATAAAGAAATTTAGTGAAGAGCGTTCTTTCACGAATATAAGTGAGTTTGCTCGGTTCTTACACAAGGTAGAACCACGAAGAACGGTTGATGGTTGGAGGACTAAGATTTATCGCTACGTGGGCGAGGAAGGGTTAGACTTGGTTTCCATGTGGAGGAATATGCCTCTACAGGAAGACACAAGCGCATACCAAACTGTATACTTCGATGAACATACAGACACCTACATTAGTGTAGCCCCCGATACCAAGATGCTTGTTGTCATTAATGGTGACACGCACAGAAACATGAGGAAGTCCTATTCAGAAGATGGGAAGAACCTAAGCCTCGACCAAATGAGTAGGTCTTTTGGTATGCCTACATCTTTCATAGCACACTATATGAGATTGAATGGGTGGACTCATTCGATGGATATTTACACAGATGAAGAAGTGGCTCAGAAGACTATAGAGGAAATGGTTGCCGAAACCGTAGCGTCTAAGAGGCACAGGGTCTTGGAGAAGGCTTCTAAGTCGTATTGGAGAAGCATCGAGAAGGATGCAGAAAAGTATAAACTACTACAAGAAACTCTTCTCAAGGAGTTTAAAGAGTTAATCACAGATAAGGCTAAGAAGGTTAAGCCGATAAAGATGACAAAACCAAAAAGAGATTATGCGGTTGTTGTTTCTCCCACCGATTTACATTATGGTAAGCACGGGTGGGTAGACGAAGTAGGTGAGGAATATGACTTGGAGATTGCAAGGAACAGGCTTCTCTTAGGAACACAAGACCTTATCCATAGACTTCCCGATAGACCGGAGAAGATTATACTTGCTACAGGGTCAGATTGGTTTCATGTTGATAACGAACATGGTTCAACAACGAAAGGCACACCACAGGATATGGCGGCAAGTCCCGCACGCATACTAATGGACGGGTGTAAACTTGCTAGAGAACATATAGATATGCTTCGTTCGGTTTCCCCTGTTGAAGTAGTATTCATGCGCGGTAATCACGATAGGCATAGTGCTTTGGCCCTCATGCTTTATCTTGATGCAGTATACGAGGACTGTAAAGATGTGACTGTGGTTGCTGACCCAAGACTAAGGCAGTATATGACTTACGGTAATAACCTAATTGGTTTTACGCATGGTGACGGTGTTAGGGGGAATGACCTTCCTTCGCTCATGGCTACAGAACAGCGCAAAGAGTGGGGTAATACCGAATCTCATTTGTGGTTTCATGGACACCTACACCACGAAAAGATGACTGAGAAGAGCGGTGTATCTATTTTCCAATTGCCTAGCCTAGCCGGACATGACCGTTGGCATTACCGGAAGGGGTATACTCAAGCCCGCGCCGGTATTAAGGCTCATATCATTGACAAAGACTTGGGTGTTATTGGTAATTTGTTTTCTCCGGTGGTCTAATGGTTCACCACTATAAAAACGCAACAGGAGAATCTATCCAATGCTTTTATTGTATGCGTATATTTCCCACAGAAAGCGGGACTATGTTATTTCCGGTGACTAAGATAAGATGTTGCGTTGAGTGTTATGAAATGATGCACGAAAAATATGCGAGTGATTTGTGATGGTAGAATGGGTTGCCGCTCAATGTAATGCGTGCGGTTGGGTAGCGGCGAAAATGTTAAAGGAGAAGGCAAAAAGCGGCACTTGTCCTTGCTGTAAAGCGATAGGGAAATTGAGGCCATTATGAAATTCAATACAGACTTTTCTATGGCACGTTCCCGTAATGATGTGGAATACTTCTATAAGTGGCTCGGTTATACATGGGGCGAACACATAGGCGAATGGATGGAGATGTATGGGACTAGGGGTGATGTGCAAGTCCACAGGGTTTGTATTATCGCACCCCGTGACCACAGTAAGTCCACTACTTTAAGGGTTAAACTACTGCATTGCGGATTATTTGAGAAGTGGAGGGATAAGCCTTTTACCTGTTGGTTGTTTTCGGCAAGCAAGGATTTGGCTATAAGAAGGCTTGAGGAAATAAGGGAAGATATGAAAAGACACCCACAGTTAAGTAAATACCTAGACACACGCAGGGGGAACAAACTTGAATTACGATTTACTAATGGTGCGTGGATTCGGGCTACATCTGTTGGTTCGGCTATTCGTGGAGAACACCCCGCTTGTATTGCTTTTGATGACGTATTGGACGATAGTGGCGACCAAAACTATGACAACATAAGAGAGTGGTTTCGTAAGAAGGTGACTCCTATGCTATCACCCGGCACTTCGATATACTGCGTAGGCACTCCCCTCTCTATGACTGACCTATATCACTCGGAGATGTTAGAGAACGACACTTGGGTAAGTGGAACATGGTCGGCAATCACCAATTGGGATGAATACAAGGCAGACCCCAAAAAGGTAAAGGCAAAAGAATTGTGGCCGGAGTTTAGACCTATTAATTTCCTATTAGAGCAGAAAGAGGCTATGGGGGAATTATCCTTCATACAGGAGTATATGTGCAAGGTGATAGATGACGAAGCATCGGTATACCCACGTTCCCTAACTCACAAACAATTAGATTTGGATAGGGTATTTAGCCAAGAGAAGATAGATAACTGTAAATATGCAGTAGGTTTTGACCCCGCACACGGGTTGGGGCAAGACTTTAGCGTTATGGTATGTCTAAAACAAGACCAAGAGGGATTCATACACCTTGTAAACATTTGGAGAAGGAATGACTTTCCTCCCGACAAGCAAGCAGACATGATGATTGAATGGAGTAGGAGATATGGCACTCCGGCATTTGCGGTTGAGGCTGTTGGGTTTCAATCTCTCTACGAGGGTCTTCTCTCGCAAAAGAACGCTATGGTGGACTACCGTGAGAGCAAGGTAAGTAACAAAACGCTGAAACAAGGGCTAATGAACCGTATGCGCGTTTGGTTTGAGAGAGAGATGATTATTTTCCCTTACGGAGATGACTCTACGAGAACACAGGTTAATATCTTACTAGAAGAGTTAAACACTCATGCTTGGCGTGACGGGGAGATAACTGACTTGGGCCGACACAACGACTGTGCTATGGCTATGGCACACGCCTTAGACCAATTCGTGTATAAGACTCCCGAAATGCCATCAGTATACAAAACCATGAGGAAGGGAGAGTGGCAAGGCGGCGCACCACGCATAAATCGTAGCAGTAGTAGTTTCGGAGGTAAGGTGATTAATCGTGGCAGGTAAGGGACCACGCAATAAGTACGATGCTGACGGTCGCAATACTCTTGGCATGAGAAGGAAAAGCCCGAAAACAGGCAAGCCGTTTACAGCATGGGGGTCAAAACCACGCAAACTCGGAACTACTCGACCCGGCCCATCTTGCAGGCGTGAGAAATTCAGGGAGGCAATAGAAGCGACCATCAACAGTCCCCTTCTCGATAATTGGGCCACGGGAGAACAGATTGCGTGGGAAGCAAACAAGAGCATTCCCGTCCGATGGAGTCAGATTACCCCATTC